TATCGGGCGTATTCAGCCATGTCGGCCCCCATCGCCAGCATTGCTGACATTGGGTCAAATCTGCTGAAGCTCTTGAACCGATAGCTGCCATCTTCTTGCTTCACACCGATAGAGTAGGGCGGGACATTGGCGGATCGGCTGACGCCTTGACGGGTGGCAAACTCTTTGCCGAGCCGGCCCGTGACAATGATGTCATCGCCATAGTAGCCTGAAGCTATACCGTACATGGTCATTGCTATGGTATTACCGAGCGCCAGTTTGGCCAGCGCATCATCGAACTCGACGCCACTGATAGGCTTGTTGCCACCTATTAACAATTTACCGCCCGGCGCATTCTGTTTGATGTAGCGATAGATCGGCGAAAAGTTAAGTGTCCGATCAAACGCCTGTTGGACGATGTTGGTCGGTGTGTTTACGAACGGGACAATAAAACGAGCGGCCGGTATTGATGAAATGGTTCTGGCGGTGTCCCCAAAGAAACCTTCCGGCGCATTCTGGAACGTCATCTGCCGCGCTTCGTCCTTCATCATTTTGACGATAGTGTCATCAGGTTCGCTAAACATCCGCACATAGGCTTGCTCTGCTATGGCCTTGGCATCTTCGCGGGACGCACCGGCGCGACGGGCATTCTGGTAGGCCATCTGGCTGGCGCGGTAGCTCTCACGGTACAGCACCCGTCGCTGGGTGATCACCTTAAAATACTCATCCTCCGACGCCAGGAACCGGCCCGGTAGCCTAGTCGCCACACCCAGCGTATCAATCGCTGATTTAGAGAAGTCACCCTGGGCAAAGCCAGCAGCTATTTCAGCGAGGTTGTCTGTGCTGCCAAATGACCGACGTGACCGCAGATCGATCTTGGACACAAGGTCGGAGCTTTCGCCCGTGATCATGGTCTTGCTCATAAGAAGGAATGCATCCTTCTGGGCCATCATCAGGCCATGTGCCTCGGCCAAAGCCTCGCCCATATATCGCTGATCGCCGACTTCACCGACCCTACCACCCAGAGTCCGCACGTTGCCAATCATACCGGCTAGGCCACGCTCTAAGGCTGTCTGTATCTGGAACGTCGCGTTGCCGGCGATGTTCACCAGGTGCGTCGTAGGGCTGGACAGCAGCGCGTTGATATATTGCTCCATCGCGAAGTCGTAGCTCTTGGCCCCAAAACCCTTCTCAGCGTACTTGGCTTTGGCTGCGGGAGAGCGCAAGGTCAGCATCTGGTGGAAATGATAGTCAATGACGCCGTCGTCCATTTCGTTGACGAAGCGATCCATCTGCGCCGCGTAATCGGCCACGTCCAAGTCTAGCTTCGATATGTTCCTGACAACCGCCAGGCCACGGCCATACTCTGAGACGTTGCCAGATACTTGGGCGGCAAGGTTGGACTGCACGGTGGCAATGAACCGCATCCGTTTAAATATATCCTCTTTGAGGGCGTCGGTCTTGGCCTTGGTGCCTTGGACCGCCAATGCTTCTAGCTCTTGGCCTAGCTTGATCATGCCCACGATGCCGGCCAGAACATCTTCCGGCGGCTGCACTTGGCCAGGCTTGCGATTTAGAAAACGAACGATGATTGGCTCATAGCCGGTGGCGTGAGCCATCTGCATCAGCTCGTCCATTGACTTGGTGTCGCGGCGCAGATAGGCAAAGACCTCTTTGTTGTTTTCTTTGATGTTGGTCAGGACGCGCTCAAGACTGAAGCCTTCATCGCCTGTCTTGAACATGATTTCATTGAAGCTGTCCTCGCCGAATATCTCACCGATTCGGCCCAGGTCCAGCCCTTTGCTGATGCCGGCGTTTGTTTTCAAAGATTCGTTGAGTAGTTTTAAGTCTTCGTTGGGCATGGCCTTGATAACAAGGTCACCAGACCGCGCCCGGACAACAGTATCGTCTGGGACATCCTGACCAAAAGACCGGGCTTCAGCTTTGCGGGTGGCTGTGGCAAGGGCGTCGAAAACGTCTTTAACTATTTTAGCCATCAGACTACCTCCCTAACTCTAGTAAAGCCTGATCCTGCACGGCCAAAGCTTCACCATAGTCTGTAAAGACGGGCAGACTGTTGTAATCAACGTCGCCAAAATAATTCGGGTCATAGACAAAGAAAACCACGTCCGGCTCTCCGCCATTAAATTTTTTAAATGTTTCTTTGCTCCACCCGTCAGGCGCTTCAGCATCATTCCACTTGAGGCGAGACACTGGACGGAATCCAACAGTCTCATAGATTCTAGGTAGGTAAGTGCGAAAGGCATCAAGCTTCTTGCCGCCCATTTCAACAGCAGCCTGCAACATGGCGTATGAGCTGCCTTCGATTTCATCGGGGCCGGCAAACACGGCTACAACATCGCCATCTGGCTTGATTGCGAAGCCGCTACCGCCCTCTGTTCTGTAAAGCTGCATGCCAGACAGGTCTTTGGCAGACTTAATTTCTACCTGTGCGCCCATTGGATGGTTTGCCATAGCGGCAACCATGTCGTCATGGAATTGCTGGGATGTGCTTACATCAACCTGTGTGATGCGTGGGATGTGGAGTTCAGCCTCTTGATACCGTGCAAGAGAATTGGGATTAGGCTCTAGAACCCGTCCCGCTTCATCATCTGTTCCACTTCCTCTTGTGTAAGGCCCGGATTGTCCTGCACCACCATCGCTGCTATTGAGCCTCTCAAGCTGCTCCCGCCTGTTCTGTCGGACTGTCCGTCGTTTTGTGTTTGGCTCTCTGAAGCCTGGGAGCGTTGTTGACGGTTTAGCTGTAATTTCACTTTCATCGCCTCGGCGAATTCTGCTTCCTGCTTGTCCATCTAACGACTCCACTCCCTCACTGAAACTCAAGGGGATCGAACGCACCCCTAAATCTGTATATAACGACTGTTCGTAATACCACAAGATAGCTTGTATGTCTTGTTCTGTAAGATTTAAGTCTGCTAACTGACTTTTGAGATTAGCAACAAATTCTTCCATGCGCCGGCGCTCAACTCCACTTCTGGGCTGGGCGACCTCTTTTGCGTATGGGACCGGGCCATCATCATCAAGAGTTCCGAAATATCTGTTATAGGCCCTTGTAAACCATACATCCTTGGTGGTTGCTTCTAGGCCGTTTATATTGAGTGAAAATTTGCCAGTTTTATCGCCTAGTATTAAAGACCCAAGGTGCATACTATCTTTGCCCCCGGTCACTCCATTTGGGCCACCGCTAAATCCAGCCTCTTTGCGAAGAGCTTGTATTTCACCAAGCGTGTGATGACTAAGCCACCAATCTGCAAAGCCTTCTTCTCCAAATTTATCTATTAGGAAATTGATTAGCTTCAAACCTTTGGCAACGGAACCACCGTTTCTCCCAAAGCCAGCTCCAGAAATGCCCTCTACTTTAGCGCCGGCAGCCGGTGGCGTTTCATCTAGCTTGCCTGTTCGGAGAAACCGCAACATTTGTGCTGTTGCAATCTTTGCGTTGAGAGGAACTCTATTATTATTTGATGTTGCGCCGGCTATGGCTGACCAGATGACCCTATGGGTTTCGTTGTCTCGCATGGATTCAAGACCAGCAATCTGAGACATCATGTCAAACGTCATGACAATGTCTTTGTCGTACCAACCCTTGCCGGATTTTTCTTGAGTAAGTTGATATCTGATTTCAGCGGCCGCATCTTTTAGCGCCGTATTGAAATCAGGGTTATCATATTGGTCCAGCTTTCTGCCGTGCCGTTGTATGGCAAATTCATCCAAATATTGCTGGACATTTTTGATAGTTGGGTTGCTAAATTCATTATCAGGGTCAGCCTTTGCTAAAGCCAGAACACGCTCTGCGCCTTTTTCTTCTCTAGTCTGTAGCGCGTTTTTTGCAGCCACCATGTCATTATTGCCCACAGCTTTACCGGCCGCAGCAATCGCCTGATCTATCCCTTTGCCAACATCAACGCCAGAGGCGAGGGTGGTAGAGCCGGCAGCTTCATCCAGCCGTGCCTGGGCAGCTTCACCCGCTTTGACCACCCCCGACCTAATCGTATCAACGCCGCCTTTAGCAACGACGCCGGCACCCGGTATGCTCAAGAACGATGCGCCTTCAGCGGTGTCCAGCATCATCTGCTTGTCTTCTAGGCTGAAGTCGCTGTTGTTGACGATGTCCCTGTAGAGGCCCAGGAACCGCTCGGACCCGATTGTCTCGGATATGTCGGTCATGGTGGTGGTGAAGGCGTCTAGGCGGCTCTGATCGCCGGGAAACAGTGCGCTGCCCAGACCGCCGATCAACGACACTAGATCACCAGGCAGCCCAGCCGCACCAGCCGCTAGGCCGGCCCCGGCACTGCCGACAGCCTTGGGCAGATCAGCCAGACCCTCTTTGATGTTCTCCATCGGTGTGCCGTCACGGGTCATCCGGGGTGCATCGCCACTGGGATAGAATGCCTGGCCCTCGACCCGTGGCACCTCCAGCGATACGCCACCTTCCTGAATCTTGAACTCATGGCCCAGCTCTCTGGCTTCATGGCTCTCGCGCCTGGCTTGGAAAAGGTCGATCATTGGCTGACCTCCAAGGCGTCATTGAGCTGCTTGATGAACCCGTTGATAGTGCTTACCTCTTTGCCTCGAAGCGCCGGGATACGTTCCCTTGGGTTCATATTTTTCTGCGAAATGAAAAACCTTATCGCCCCTTCAAAATCCATATCCTCAAATGGTTCAACGCCGATCTTTTGCAGCTCTGGCGCAAGGTCGTTCAAAAATGAAATGGTGCGTTTGCCAGCATTGACCTTCATTGTGTTTTCAACGTCGGTGATCGCGCCACCCTCTTCCTCAATCAGCTCGGTTGCGATTGCGAAGGCATCGTAGTTCCGCCTAGTTGAACGGGCTTCCGTTAGGCGGCGCTCCAGCTTGCCGCGCAGTCGCGCAAAAATCTGAGCTTTTTGGAAGTTGGGGTCAGTGTCTTTGATGGCGCTGTAGTTTGCCGGCAGCTCAAACAAGCCACGCATATAGCTGGCTGTTTCAGCAAACTCCTCGTTCTCAAACTTGTTTGCATCGTCAAAGAATTTTTCTTGATCCTTGAGGCTTAATTTACCGGCGGCAGCGGCCTCTTCAACATCACCAAACGAAAGGTCAGCGCCCAGCCGTATTAAGTGACTACGAGCATCTGGGTCAGATACTGTCCGTCGATTGCCGGCTTCTGCAAATTGCGTTTCCATTTCAGATGCTTTGTCTGGGTCGTTTTCTCTAAGAGCCTTGATGGCCGCATCGAAACCTGTACCTGTAGCCATTGCACGACGAACATCGGCCACTAACTGGGGCAGCGCAGCTTCAGCCTTCGCGTTGACGTTCGCCTGTTCGTTTTCCTCAAAGTTGACCATCTCGGTCTGCATTTGCCGCAGCTCTTGGGCTATCTCTGTATTCGACATGCCCATGCTTTTGAGGAGCTGCACAGAGTTTCTGACGCCGATGGGCGTGTCACCGCCAACTTTATTGTTTTGCACGTTTGAAATTATCTTGACCGGGTCTTTCTGAGCAAAGGTGGCATCGGTCAGGACTTGCATGGCGGCAGTCTTCTGCGTGGCATCCATGTTGTCCTGGAAGGTCTTGATCTCTGAGCCTTGAAGGAAGCTGATGGATTTTCTGGTTCTTTCTTGCCGCAGTTCTTCTATTTGAACTAAGCCGTTGAGGCCGGTGAGATGGTCGCGGATAGCTCCAACGCTGAAAATTGTTTCCTGATCTTGGTAGAATTGAGCTTCCCGTCGTTCGTTGTTCTTTTTCACATACGCTTCTAGGTATGTGTTGTATTTGCTGTTGGCCGTGATCGCCGATTGAGCGCGGAACTTACGCGCCACGCCAGGGGCATTTTCATCCAGCACCGCCGCATAACCAGCATTGATGGTGTCTAGAGCATTGGCAAAGGACTGCGGACCAAAATCATTAACACCAATTTCAGCGGCCAAGGCAGCACGTTGCTGGTCCGTCATGGTGTCATCGTTCAGGGCGTTATCGAACACCTGGGCTAGATTGGACATGCCCATTGATGCCAGAGCCGTGATCTGGTCATCGGCAACCTCCAAGGCCGCTTTGCGGACTGACCGGCCATAGACCGTGCTTTTGTCGCCCGGCAGCTCCAGCTCTTGTCCAGCCTTATAGGCGTCGTCGATCTGCTTCGGTGTCGGCGCATTTGCCGCCCCGTATTCCGCGCCTTCGACCCTGGCCTTATCGGCTGACTGCTGAAGGAAAAAGGACGACATTCTTTGCAGTGAGCTAGAGAGCTGCGACAAGCCCTGTGCCTGTACGCGCTGATCAGTGAAGTCCACGCGCGGAATGCGTGTGATCTGGTTGCTTTCTCTTAGCCGCATGGATGTAGGTTGCCGGGCCATCAACCGACACTCGTCTGGTTGCCGGTGAAGCCAGCGCTAGGATATATTTCGCCAGCCTGCAAAATGCTGGTGCCTACAGTGATAAATGCCTGCTGCCGAGCTAGGCTGACCGCATTGCTGGCAGCGGTGCGCTGCATGCCGGCCTGATACTTCGACATCTGTTTCGCAAAATCTGCGTTGCTCTTGGCCATGCTGAACTGGGTGACGCCTTCACGCATGTTCAGGTTTGCAATAAGGTCCGGGGTGTTGCCCGACGCGAACGGGTCCATATTACTGGCAGCCTGCCGCGCAGCGTTTGCAGCAAGGACGCGCTCTAGATTCTTCAAAGCGGAAACGCCTTCACGTTTTGCGTTCAATGCCTGGACCCGACCTTGCAGCTCGGTTTGCTTGGCTTCAGCGCGGAGCTGGTTGGCTTTAGCTTTGCCAGCACTGATCTGCGCCTGTGCGCCCATGAAACCTGTAATAACTGAAAGGACTGCTAAGTCTGGACCTGACATCTTACTGACCTATCGATACTTTGTAGTCGAGGGCCAAGACGGTGAAGAACACCGGCTGGCTTTGACTGATTGTGATTTGCGCGTCCCGGTCATAGCCGAGGAAGCCGGCGGTCTTTTTCACGCCCGTGAAGGTAGGAACCGCTCCTGAACCCGACGCCGGCAATGTCTGCAACGAAATTTCACGTCCGTTCAAGGTAAGGTTCTGTGACTTGTAAAGAATCGGGCTGATTTCAAGAATGCGCCGGCGCTGGCTTTGGACGGTGCCGGATGGCAGGCGCGGCTCGAATGGCTGTGTCCGCACTGTTACCGAGTAGGGCAGCCCCACCTCGACGTAGCTGGTAGGCGTGCCGCCTAGCGTCACCTGGCCGCTACTAACGGTCCGATTGGTGTCCACGATGTCATCGCGCACAATGTTGACTGTCTTGCCTTCAAGGTGGCTGAGAGAGCCGGCAACGGCACTTCCGGGCAGGCTTTGGTCAGGAGCGGTGGCCCCGCTGAAATACTGGATGGCTGCATCGGTGGTGCGGTCATCATCGAAGGTTTCAATATAGTATTTTGTGGCGCTGTTGATCGTGCGCTTGACGATGACATAGATCGTATCCTGATCGACGCCGACATCAGTGAACTGACCGTCGGTAGTCAGGCTGGACGGCGCAACAATCTGCTGGCCCCGGTTAATCATGAACGCTGCAATGCTACCGGCAAGGTCGGTGCTGGCCGGGCGATATCCGGCAGTGTCGGTGCCATTGACGATCAGCAGCAGGTCACCCTCAGTCGTATCGGTGGCAGAACGTAGAGCCATCCGTTTCGGATCAAGGATCAGATGCGAACTCAATAGGGAGATATTATTTGCCACATAGGACAGCTCTACGTCACTGAACAGCAGCTCACGCAATGCTTTGCCTTGCCGCTGTATAAACAGGGTACCACCCTCGGCAGCTTGTGGCCGGATGCCGACCTTTGAGCCTCGCCGTGTGGCTGACTTGATTGTTACGTTTGATGGTGTGATCGGGTCCAGATCAGCCTGGGGCAGGAAGAACTCGGCCCCCGTCGTGAATATCTGAAGGTCACGGCCAGAGCGGATGCCGGTGATTGCGTTCACCGCATCGGTTGTGAGGGTAATCAGAAACGCATCGTCATCTAATGACTGACTGGGCTTGAAGTTGAAGTGATCACCAACCACTGATGCAAACAGTGTAGCGGGAAGAGATGCGCTGCCGCCGAAGTACAGACGACCTTCGTGGAATGAACAGGTGCGCGGCCAGCCACGGGTATTAGACCAGGCATCTTCAAAGCCCGTGTCGATCTCTAGGTCGGTCAGAGGTATAGCGTCCGTATTGATAAACGGGATTTCGACCACCGCATCAATTTCATTGTTCGCCCGTCTCGCAACAATTCTTGCCCGGCCAAAACCTTTTGGGCTTTTGAACTGAATAAATTGATCAACCATCGCGTTTGTAAACGGGGTGCCGTTGCTGGTGATCGTGATGTTGCCATCGGTGGCGCTAGGCGTGGCTGTGTCCGAGCCACTGAAGGTGGTGGTCCCAGCAGTAAACTGCACCTTGGGTATCGTTAGGCTGAGAGCTGTAGCTGACCAGGTGGTGTTATTGGCCCCGCGCTGTACTTGGAACGGCGCAAAATTCTCATGAACGATGATCAGCGTGTCGGCGCTCTGGGTGAAATAGAGCTTGTCCATGTCAAAATTCGACACGTCGTAAAGGGTGCCAACGGCATAATCCAGATAGTCATTCCCAGAGCCGTTGATGTTGGTCAGCAGGGTTTGGTTCGCAAAGAAGCGGAACCGAATGGTCGAGGTGGTGTTTTGCGCCGAGGCCACAATCATGAAATTCTGCGTCGTGCTAAACTCAAACGGGATCAGGACCGAGCCGTTGCTAGGATTGTCAGCAGTGATATCAGCAATGAAGCGAAGACCGGGCCGACGGCTGAACCCGCCCTGCGGTTCAAAGATGACGTTGTCAGCGGTTTCGACCGATGCATAGTATTGCGTCAAGTCAATGCGGCCGCGAAGCAGCGGGTCAAGCTCACCATTGGTAAAGCTCGACTGATATTGCTGCACCCGGCTCATCTGACATCCGTTAGTAGATAATCGCCCACGACCGATGGTGTCTGGCCGCCGGCATCGATAGCAGCCGCCTGCCGGAAGTACCCACCACGTCCAGATTCAGCCGCTGTGCCAAGAGCTATAGAGCGCCAATATTCGGACTTTTGTGTCTGGTCCGTAATGACCTCGGCTAGGTGCCACGCCATCTGGTAAGCCAGTAGCTGAATAAAATATGAAGGCATGCTGCCCTCGGCGACAGCCTTCTGATAATCAATATGGATTTCGGTAGCGTCGGTCATAAGGACAGCGCCGCCGGCAGATGATTGCGCTATTTCCCATTCTTTGAACAATGCCGCGCCAGGACTAGAGCTGGTGCGAACTGCGCGAGGCACACCCAGCAGCATGTCGTTGGGTAGCAGGAACTGGTTTGTCCATTCGTTTGCTGGGGTGTTGCTGTCTTTGGTGAGCTGTGTCTTGGCGACGGTGAACGACCAGGGGTACATCCCCATAGTCATAAATTTTACTTCGGTATAGATTGTGTTCGCGGCTGTGGCAGCGGGGGTTCCATCGGAAAACGATGTAATAGCTTCAGCGCCAAGTAGCAGCAGAGCTTTATTGCAGACGGAAACATCGGTGTCGCCACTGGCCATAAGTCACCTCAAGGGGAGGGGGCCGGCGAACCGGCCCCACATTGTTTAGTCACCATCGGTCTGTGCGATAGTTGTTCCGTTGGTTACATCAACCACACTGCCAGTATTGCTGGCCACAGTGTGAATTGACGAAGCCAAGGTGCCGCTAGTGGAGGTTACCGAAATGATAACGTCACCAACTGCAACATCCTTTGCCACGTCATTGAAGTAACCCTCGCCGTCCACCACTGTGACAGCATCGGCTGTCGTGTAGGTGAACAACTGTGGCGCGGTGCCTTTTTTAGACTGACCGCCGATTGGGTTCCAACCCGCTCTTGCAAAAGCCATCTGTCAGCCCTCCTTATGACTCGTCCATGACGACATCAACGATGCCATCGGTGTCGATCGCTACTGCACCCATTGAAAGCATCGCGGTCACAAGGAACGACGTTTTCTGAGCTATGTAGTTGATCTCCGTTTTCGGTGCGATACCCACAGCCACACCCAAGGCGCTGCGGTGGAACGCAAAGCCGGTGCGGTCATTGGTTGCCAGCGGCAAGCCGCCTTCATCACGATCGCCCACAATATGGAACTGGAAGCCCATCATGGATGTTATCTCCCCGGTAACGAGATTTTTCGCCTGAGAGAAATCGTTTGAAACCGCACGCTCATCGCCCAGCAATCCAGCCAGGTTGTTGGCGTGAATCACAAAGTGACGATCGGTGGGCGGCACGTTTTTCGCATCGAGTGCCTTCTTGGCAGCAATGATCTTGCCGATATTTAGGTTCGATGCAGCAGCCGAGCCACTAGTGACCACTGTCTTGGCGACGGTAGAACCAGCCGAGGCGCTGTTCAGAGCATCGATGATGATCTGGTCCTCACGTCGGCCGATGGCGTTACCTACCACTTGTGCCAGCTCTTGGCGTTCGTCAAAGTTGACTTTGGCCTGGTTAAACACGTCCGAGTATTCGGCAGCCACAAAGTCAGAAAGCGTACAGGTAACCTGACTAAAGGCAGCGTTGATAGGCACGACATCAGTCTGTGGGGTACGCGGAGACGCCTGACCCTTACCGACCTTTGGGAACTTGACGGTATCACCGACAACTCCCGTGCGCGTCCGGGCAGCTCCACGAAGCACAGCAGCAGACTGATAAGCCTGATGCACCTCTGCTTCAAAAAGCTGAACAAACGCTGGAGAAAGATTTGTTGACATAACTGTCACTCCATTGATTGAACACACAAGATTTTCGCCTTGCGGGTTGTCGGGAGTGATCCCGGCCCTGGCTACGCGAACGTCGCGCACGGTGGATTTTTCCACGCCAGACCGGCCCTTTCGGGTTATCAGTCAATTATTCTATGACACACAACCTGGAGGTTGTAAATACTCCTGCCGCTACATTTGGTGTTTGCACAGAAAAATGGTGGAGGGAGCAGGAAACTGACAGGGAACCCACCCCCTCCAAAGTGGCCTTGCGGCTAGGAGGAATTAGCGGCCATTAGCGTAGCGTTTTTCAAATAGGGTTTCGACGTTGGCCCGATACCAGGTCGGATCACTGGCGCGGGGGTCTTTCATCAGCTCGGAGACTTTAGCATCGAAGTCTTCCTTGCTTTCGCCAGCTTCGGCCACATCGTTGACCGGCATCCGGGCTAGGTCACCTGTCATGGCGCGGACCTTCTGCATCAGAACCTGACCCGTGGCAGTGCCGCCCCAGATATTCAGCTCCTCGCGCATCTCTTCAGAAATGATGCCTTTGGCCAGCAAACCATCTGCCCAAGAGATATTTGACTTGATGATAGCCTCGGCTTGCGGCCCTAATGCTTCCATTTCGTTCTGAATGTTGGTCTGCATTTCAACGCCGGCCTCACCCGCAATGCCGGTGATTGTTTCAGCCAGCTCGGAAAACGCCGCCTGGTTGATGCCGTACTTCTGCGCCCATTCGCGGTAGCTACTGACGACCGGGTCATCGGCCTCATAGCCTGCCTCGGTGAGCGCGGTCATATCATATTCGCCATTTTCGGGCGGCTTGTGTTCGCCGTGATGAAACTTTTGCTCCAGCTCCTTCTGGCTCTTGGCCATGCCTTCTAGGTCGGGTCCGTCCTTTTCATCCCAGTGTTTGCTGGGGAACCATTCGGGCCGTTCATAGAT